CAAGGAAGAGGAGCAGATCATGATGGATGGGGTGGGTGATCTTCTAGACAAGATCCTCCACGGAGACGCAGTCCTCTATCAAAAGGAACTACATGGAAACACAGAGTGAATCGGTTGTGGTCAGGCGAGACCGATGCCCAGCGTGTGCTGCGGCAGGGAATGACAACAGCGGGGACAACCTCGCTGTGTACTCGGATGACCACACCCACTGCTATTCGTGCGGCTACCATACCAATGGTAGCGGCACACCAGTAGAGATCCCAAGCAGACTGACCAACCAAGTCAGGGGCGGATTCAGCGACCTACCACACCGACGCATTGATGAGAAGACCTGTCGCCAGTATGGCTATCAGGTTGCCAACATCAACGGCAAGGATGTGGAGATCGCCAACTACTACAACGCCAACGATGAGCTGATCGCACAGCACATCAGAGGTCCAGACAAACAGTTCATCTGGAAGGGTACGCCCAAGGGTGTGCAGCTATTCGGACAGAACCAGTGGAAGTCAGGCGGCAAGCGACTGATCATCACCGAAGGTGAGATCGACTGCCTTACCGTCTGCCAGTTGCTTGGAAACACATGGGCGGTTGTGTCATTGCCCAACGGAGCAGCCGCAGCGGTGCGGTCTATCAAGGACAACCTTGAGTTCGTATCCTCCTATCAGGAGATCGTACTATGCTTCGATATGGATGACGCAGGACAAGATGCAGCCAAGGCTGTGGCGGAGATCCTGCCTCCAGGAAAGTGTAAGATCGCCAAGCTTCCCATGAAGGATGCCAACGAATGCCTTGTCAACAACATGGGCAAGGCTGTGGTGTCCGCCACATGGGAGGCTCAAGTCTACTCTCCTGACGAGATCCTGCATATCTCCCGCATTGTGGAGACTACCGATCCAGTGGCTAGCCGCGTGTATCCCTTCCCGTTCGACACCCTATCAGAGTTCCTGATTGGACAGCGGTCGGGTGAGATCACACTGTGGGCATCAGGCACAGGCTCGGGTAAGTCAACCATCCTGCGTGAGCTGATGCACCACCACCTAGAGGAAGGTCGATCTGTCGGTGCCATCATGCTTGAGGAGTCCCCTCAAGAGACGATGGACGACATGATTTCGCTGATGATCAACAAGCCTGTGCGCGCTATTCGTGCGGCACAGATGATGAATGCCCTCCGTGAGAAGATGGGCAAGCATCGCATCGACATTGACTTTATCAACGAGTTCAGCGACGATGAGTATGCAGAGGCAAAGCGCAAACTGTGCCAGACTGGGCTGTACATCTACGACCATCTAGGCAACAACGCCATGTCCAATCTTCTAGCAAGAATGGAGTACATGGCTGTGTCTCTCAAGGTAGATGTGATCATCCTCGACCACATCACTGCCGCTGCGGCGGGTCTCGTCGGTGTCCAAAGCAAGGATGTCGAGGGAGGCAACAGCGAGCGAATCATCATCGACACGCTGATGAAGGAGCTGCGCTCTATCTCGGTGCGTACTGGCGTACACATCGACATTGTCTCGCAACTCAAGAAGACAGACAAAGCATACGAGGAAGGCGACCGCATCACATTGCAGGATCTGCGTGGATCAGGTGCGCTTGCTTCAGTGCCGAATACTGTCATCGCGCTCGAGCGAGATCGACAGAATGACGACCCGATCATCGCCAACACAACCATCGTCAGGGTTCTCAAGAACCGACTGACTGGTCGTGCGGGTATCGCAACCAACCTGTACTACGACCGTGGCACGGGACGAATGCGTGAGGTCGAAGTAGCGACCGATGAGGAAGGGAACATGATCGTCAATCCACAGGGGCTACCCAATGGATGACGGACAGTTCTTACTGCTTCGGGCAGCAGCGTGGGACATGTATGCTAGTGCGGCACTATCCATGTCTATGCATCCTGGGACTACCAGAGACAAAGCACAGCCGCGTACTCCAGAGGAAATAGCGTGGATCGCTGATGCGATCCTCAAGGAAAGGGACAAGAGGTTCTCGATTGAAACTGATCATTGACATTGAATCCAATGCACTGATGGAGCTGACGCTTGATGCCAAGGGTCAGCCCGTCAAGGAGTGTAGCAAGGTTCATCTTGTCGTAACCAAGGATGTCGACACCAACAGAGTGTACATCTGGAAGGGTGAGGATTTGTACTGCTCCCTGCTCGACCATCTCAACAGTGCTACCGTCCTGATCGGACACAATATCTACGGCTTCGACCTAGAGTGTCTCGTCAGAATGCTTGGGTACAGGGGCGGGGCGCGCATCTATGACACGCTAGTCGTTAGCAAGGTGATGCACCCCGACAGACAGAACCACCCCTTCGGTGGCAACTCTCTCGCTGACTGGGGCAAGCACCTTGGCACCGAGAAGATCGACTACCAAGGTACATGGGAAGAGCTGACCCAAGACATGATCGACTACTGCGTCCAAGATGTCCATGTCTGCCATGCGATCTACGATCATCAGCAGAAGTGGCTCAAGCAGAATCAGGAGTTCATCAAGGTGGTGCAGCTAGAACACAAGGCTAGCGAGGTGATCTTCCACCAACAGCACAACGGATTCAACTTCGACCTACCAAAGGGCGAGGCGTTGATCCGTGAACTGACTGGGTTCAAGGCACAGGTGGAGGATGAGATGCGGACGGTGTTCCCCGACAAGGTACACATCCGCCATTCGGAGAAGACAGGCAAGCGACTGAAGGACAAGATCGAGGTGTTCAACCCCGCATCCCGTCAGCAGATTGCCGAACGCCTGTTTGAGAAGTACGGATGGGTAGCACCCAAGACTGACAACGGCAATCCCAATGTGGATGCCTCTGTCCTTGAGGAGCTGGACTATCCAGAGGCGAAGAAGCTGGTCGAATACTTCGATGTCATCAAGCTGATGGGTCAGGTAGAGGACTGGATCACCCGTGCAAGCAACAGCCGCGACGGCAAGGTGCATGGCTTCGTCAATGTGCAGGGTGCTACGACGGGTCGCTGTACACACAGCCAACCCAATCTAGCACAGGTGTCAGGCGACCACAGGGCGCGTGAACTATGGATCCCACACAAGGGTGAAGTGCTGCTCGGCTCTGACTTGAGCGGTCTTGAGCTGCGTATGCTTGCACACTACATGCACGAATACGATGGCGGTGCCTATGCGGATGTCATCCTCAACGGAGACATCCACACGCACAACCAAGAGAAGGCGGGTCTGCCTAACCGCAATACCGCCAAGACCTTCATCTACGGCTTCCTGTATGGGGCGGGGGATGCCAAGGTGGGTAAGATCGTGAACGGCTCTGCGAAGCACGGCGCGGCTCTAAAGGAGAAGTTCCTAAAGGAGCTGCCCGCACTTGCCAAGGTCAAGCAGTGGGTGGAGTTCAATGCCACCAAGCACAATGCGATCGAACTAGTGGATGGACGGAAGGTTCCCATCCGTAGCAAACACGCTGCACTGAACACGCTGCTACAGGGCAGCGGCGCAGTCGTTTCCAAATACTGGATGATCTGCGCCAACAAGAACCTGACCAACACATTTGGTCCTAATGTGGTGAAGCAAGTCGCCTATGTACACGACGAGCTTCAGTTCTCTTGCCCCGCAGACATCGCTGCTGTGGCGGGTAAGATTGTAGTGGATTCAGCGGTGGAAGCAGGAACTAGACTTGGCATTCGCATGCCCATCAACGCGGAGTTCAAACTTGGAACAAACTGGTCGGAGACTCACTAACTACCAATGCTATCTGGCGTTCTACGATTTCTCTGCCATACAGGGAAAGTGGATAGGCAGATTGGGAAAGCTACTGGGGTTCAGCAATGTGACCCATGTAGCACCAGTCATTTGTCTGCCAGCACAGGAGTTGGAAATCACCATCTGTACAAGCACTGCAAAGTTCCACACGCATGGTGAACTACAACGGCATGGAGTGAAACTCATCGCCAAGATTGATGTGGGCAGACACGCCCTCGATATCAACGAGGTGTGTCAACTTGCCCGAGACTATACCGACAACACAGCGTGGGACTTGGTGTTCCACGCTTTTGTCGGGCGATGGCTTGGTCTTACACCGCCAAGACAATGCGTAAACTTTGCGTGTAGAATACTGGGGATGCCAATGGCATGGCACCCCGCAACCCTTTACAGGAGATTGACATGATCACACTGTTCCTAGCTGGCAAGGCTAGGGTTGGAAAGACGACGGCAGCAGAGATGCTGGCGAAGATGGCGAAGAGGTATGACTATAAGCCAGTCATCCTACCCTTTGCCAAGGCAATCAAGGATGCCGCACACGCGGCAGGGCTGACAAAGGAGACGAACCCACTGGAGTATCGCGCCTTCTGTCAGAAACTGGGTGAAGAGAAGAGAGCGGAGAACCCCTACTACTGGGTCGAGCAGTTCGACAAGGAGTGGAGGAAACTGGTTGAGGCTGACAACGCAGCCTCGCAGGATCCCGACAAGCTGTGGAAGGAGACGGTGTGCATCGTAGATGACTGCCGCTATCCCAACGAGCTTGACTATGGGAAAAAGATCGGTGCCACCCTGATCTTCATTAGCAGTGGCAACCGAGAGCTATCGGATCACAACGGTGAGTGGAGACAACACGAATCGGAGAGGATGGCTAACAACTATGAAGTCACACCTCATGCTGGCAATCCTGCCCCATTCGGGTATATTGTCAAGAATGACGGTTCAAAGAAACGGTTTCAAACGAAGCTGCAAGAACGGCTCCTGACTTGGCTAGGTGCCACACCGTTCCACTACACCCATTGCGAATGCGAGGGGTGTAAGAAGATGAGAGTAGACGAACAGATTACCATTGAGGATCTGTTCAAGGAAATCTTTGGAGACGACGACGATGACGATGATGGTGCGTAAGGCGATTCTTGACGGCGACATTCTGGCATACAGGGCAGCCTTCTGGGCTGATGTCGAAGGTGAGGAATACCTAGAGGGTCGGCTGAAGGATGACCTCAAGCGGTGGACCCCGCCAGATGTGGACGAGATTGAGATTGCCCTGTCCTGCAAGCGCAGCGACAACTTCCGCCGTGACTGGTTGCCCCACTATAAGGAACACCGTGACGGCAAGCCATCCCCAGAGAGCCTACCCCTAGCTCTGGAGATCCTGCCTATGCTCGCCCCTGTGGTGAGGCAGGACAGGATGGAGGCAGATGACCTCATGGGAATCGAGAAGTCGGCTCTCCGTGCCATCTGTGTGACCATCGACAAGGACTTGAAACAAGTCCCTGGATACGGGTGGTATCCACAAATAGATCCACAAATAGCCATAACGGAGGTGTTCTACACCGAACTGGCTGACGCTGACTTTCAGTTCCACAAGCAGTGGATCATGGGAGACACGACCGATAATGTCGGTGGGATCTGGAAGCTCGGGGAAAAGAAGGCGGAGGCTCTGCTTCGGGCGACTAGCCCAAAGAACCACACCGCCCTAGTCCTGTCCCTATACGAGACTAGGAAGAACAAGGAAGGCGGAGCCTACAGCTTGGACGATGCCATTGCGATGGGTCGGGCTGTGCGGATTTGCCGTGATGGGGAACTCGCCCTATATGACTGGTACTCTTCTGCGTGGGAAGAGTAAGTTGGTCAGGCGTATCGGAAGAACAAAACAAAAAGGAAAATCAAATGTCTTCGTATAACACAGACACCAGCACCTTTGCTAACTACACCACAAACACCTTCAACTCCTTTACCTATATTCCTGACAATACTGTCAAGATTAGGCATGGGAAGCACGGTATGCCTACCAAGGCTACCAAGGGATCAGCAGCTTGGGATCTTCGGGCAGACATTGGCGATGCCATTGTCGTCATGCCCAATGACTCCTACCTGATTGATACTGGAATCAGCGTCGAACTCCCAGAGGGGGTCGCGGCAATGGTTCTGCCTAGATCGGGTCTCGCCTACAAGGTGGGCATCAGTCTAGGAAACAGCGTCGGACTCATTGATTCCGACTATCGGGGAACCATCAAGGTTCTCCTTCGTAACTTCACAGATGAACCTTACGCGGTTGTCGACGGTGACCGCATCGCACAGCTCATCTTTGTACCTCTCTATTCACCGTCACTAGTTTGTGTCGAGGAACTCAGCCATACTGCGCGAGGAAATGGTGGCTTTGGCTCGACTGGGACAGAGTAAATGAACACATTTGAGAACTTCATCGCCTTGAGTCGGTACTCCAGATGGATGGAAGACAGGGGGCGAAGAGAGACATGGGAAGAGACGGTCGATAGATGGTGGAACTACTTCACCGCTAAAGAGCCGTCTCTCCTAGAGAGACCAGACATCAAGGAAGCAGTCCTAGACAGGACTGTCTTCCCTTCGATGAGGGCGCTGATGACTGCGGGACCAGCACTGGACCGCGATCACACCGCACTCTACAACTGTAGTTACCTAGAGATCGACTCCATCGAATCGTTCGCTGAACTACAATACATCCTGATGTGCGGCACAGGAGTCGGCTACAGCGTCGAGAGGCGCTGTGTCGAGAAGCTGCCGTCAGTACCATCGACAATCGTCAGAGACGAAGTCCTAACCATCGCCGTGCCAGACTCACGCGAGGGTTGGTGTGACTCGCTCTACAATCTCATCGCCTACCTGTACCAAGGCAAGCATCCCACTTGGGATGTCTCGCGGGTACGCAAGGCAGGAGAGAGACTGAAGACCTTCGGCGGTCGGGCATCAGGTCCGATGCCGCTTGAACAGGTCTTCAAGTTCATCGTCGGAACATTCTACAAGGCGAAGGGTCGCAGACTGACTAGCCTAGAGTGTCACGACATCTGCTGTGTCATCGCACAGTCGGTCATCGTAGGTGGCGTGAGACGGTCAGCAATGATCTCTCTGTCCGACCTAGATGACAGCGACATGGCAAACTGCAAGTCGGGCAACTGGTGGGAGAGTCACTCCTATCGCTCGCTTGCCAACAACTCCGCTGTGTACACGGAGAAGCCACACCTCGGGAGATATCTCAAGGAGTGGACGAGCCTATACAACTCCTTCAGCGGTGAGCGCGGTATCCTAAACCGCCAAGCTCTTGATGCCGTATGCGAGCGTGTAGGTCGTGAGATTCCCGATGATGTACACCTCGGCACGAACCCCTGCTCGGAGATCATTCTGCGACCAGAGGAGTTCTGCAACCTGTCGACAATCGTAGTCACCCCAACTGACACGCGATCGACACTACTGAAGAAGATCGAGATGGCTACCATCATCGGTACCATCCAAAGCAAGTTCACCTACTTCCCCTATCTCCGTGAGAGGTGGAAGAAGAACAGCGAGGAAGAGAGACTGCTCGGAGTAAGCATGACTGGAATCTGGGACAACCCACTAACCAGTGGTCGCGTATCTCCGACTGGCTTGATCAAGCTACTGGGTGAGTTGAAGAGTCGTGCCCGTGAGGTCAATACCGAATGGGCTGCGAAGATCAACACCGACCCCTCCAAGGCTATCACCTGTGTCAAGCCCGAAGGAACCACCAGCTGTCTGGCTGGCTGTGCCTCGGGACTGCATCCACAGTACGCCCCCTTCTATATCCGTCGAGTTCGCCTCGACAAGAAGGATCCGCTGTACTATCTGATGCGTGACCAGGGAGTGCCGTGCGAGGACTGCGTGATGAATCCAAGCTCAACCGCAGTATTCTCCTTCCCAATGAAGGCACCAAGTGGCGCACCGACGACACAGGATCTTGACGCTGTAACGCACCTGATCCTGTGGCGCATCTATGCCGACTACTACTGCGAGCATAAGCCCTCGGTGACAATCAACTACACAGACGACGAGTTCCTTGTTCTAGGTTCTGTCGTCTATGGACAGTTCGACTCCATCTCTGGAGTTTCCTTTCTGCCCAAGGCAGAACACACATATCAACAAGCTCCCTTTGAAGTCATCACAGAAGAGCAGTACAACGCCTTCCCCAAGGTGGATGTAGACTTCTCGCTCCTGCACCTATACGAGCAGGAGGACATGACAAAGGCAGCACACGAACCAGCCTGTACGGCTGGAGGATGCACAATCGTATGACGATCGAACCATCACTGATTCTGAAGCTGGAGAAATCTCTCCCGCTGACCAACGCAGAATATGGCAGACTGTCGATTCAGCTGTATGCCGCCATCGTTGAACTAGAAAAGGAAGTTCATGACCTCCAAGTATCCCTATCTAGATCCAGACTGGATCCCCCTGCTGAAGGCGTGGACGCAGCCACCAAGCTACGATCCAAACCAAAGCAGCGAGATGATAGCGCGTCAACTGGCGCACTATAACGGCAAGATCGACCTCATCTCCCGCCTAGAAACAATCATCAACTTACAGGAGAAGAAGAAGAATGCAGAATAATCCTTACCTCGACTCCCTCGCAAAGTTGCGTGACTCTGTTTTCAAGCCAGAGGAGATGGGATTCCTTGGTGAACTCTACAAGACCAACCAACAGGACTATAGAGACCGCCTAGTCAAGCTTGAATACGACAACGAGGACAACATCGCAATGTGGGAAGACCGCTTTGCGAGGGCACAGAAAAGCTACTTGGATGTCTACAAGAGAAACCTGTTGGATCTAGCTGCCAAAGGTGTGCAGATGGATACGGCGTTTGTCAAGAACGCGACAACCCAAGCGGAACTTGACAGCCTTGGCATCAACGCCAAGCCTCTGCACGGAGAAGTGAGGGTCGCTTATGTTGAAGGCAGCAAGCGAACCTTTGATTACAACAAGTTGTACGATAAGGAAGGCAACCGCAGATCTTGGGAGGATATCCTCAAGCGAAGCGGAATGTCATCCACTGGTCAATACTTCAGATTTGGCGCACAAGCCAAGAAGATGTTTGACTATCAGTTCAGCAAGGACGACTTCAATGAGAACATCGCTCGGTATGATGCTCTTTTGGCTAAAGAACAAGCTGCGCTCGATGAGCGCAACGCGAAGGCTAAAGAGAAGTATCTCGCGGATAAACAAGAAAAACTACAAAGCGTTCAAGCGTCTGGCTATAGAGGCGCGACCTATGTAGAGAAACCAAAATAAGGAACAAACATGGGCGCACCTAGCATCAGCGGAGGCATGACCTACGCAGAACAACAGAAAGCCCTGAAGGAAGAACGAGAGTTCAATCAGGCACAGGAAGACAAGCGAAGGGAGCAAGCCATCAAGGAAGAGCGAGACCGCGAAGAGCGAGATCGACTTGCCAAGGAGAAGCTTGCCCAAGAAGAAGCCAAGCGCATTGCCGACATCAACGCAGCCGAACAGGCTGTCATTGACGAGGCGAAGGCACAAGGCACCAAGGCAGCCAAGAAGGAGAGCAAGACTAGTATCTCGTTCTTCGATGCGCTTGCCAAGGGTATCTCCTCTAGCACGGAGAAGCCCAAGTGAAACTTCAAGAGCGGTTTCAAATCCTCAACGGAAACAGATCTAGCAAGCTAAACAGATCACGAAACTGCTCTATGCTGACGATTCCGACTATTCTTCCGCCAGAGGGCTGGGATGAAGGTCGGGCACTGCCACAACCGTTTAGTTCGGTAGCAAGTCGAGGAGTCACTGCCCTAGCATCACGAATGCTTTCGGCTCTGATCCCCCTCAACGATGCTCCGTTCTTTCGGTTCGGCTTGAAGGACGGATCTACTCCACCTATGGAGATAAATCAGTACCTTGAATCCGTCGCATATCAGGTCTACCGCAAGGTGGTGTCAACCAACCTACGGGAGACAGCCTATCAGGCACTACAAAATCTAATCATCACTGGCGATGTCCTACTGATCATCGACCAAGACTACTACTTCACGAACTATCGACTCGATCAGTTTGTCGTGCAGCGGAATGTCATGGGAGAAGTCATTGAAGTAATCCACTTGGAATACGAGGTGGCTGATCCAGAGGAGATTAGATACGATCAAGGCTTTGCCGAAACACGAAACGGATACAAGACCTTCTATTGCCAGTATCTCAAGGAGAATGGCGGATGGTCTTACAAGAGAGAGAACAGCAAGGGTGAACTAGACAACGAAGGTTTCTTTGTTGTGCCGCCATTTGCTGTACTGCGCTGGCTATCAGTTCCAGGTGAGAACTATGGACGGTCACACTGCGAGGATATCCTCGGTGACCTGACCTCACTTGAGAGCTATACTCAAGCACAGATCGAAGGACTAGCTGGCGCGAGTACCTTCTGGGTCGCTATTGATCCAAGCGGTATCACGGAGATTGACGATGTGGCTACAAAGCCAAACGGCTCATTCATTGCCGCCCGTCAGTCTGATGTGTTCACCCTATCACCAGCCGCAACCATGAACCCACAGATCCAAGCGGCATCTGCCGCCGTGGAAAACATGAGACGAGAGATCGGACAGGCATTCCTGATGACAGGTCAAGCTATTCCTAGCGGAGACCGAGTCACAGCTACTGCCGTCCGAATGATCGGTTCTGAACTGGAGACGGTTCTTGGTGGTGCATTCTCCTCAATCGCCAGAACACTGATGGAACCAATCGTAAAGCGGTTCATTGTGCAGATGTTGGCGGATGAACTGTTGGACCCCGCTCTAGAGGAACAGTTCTTTGCCAAAGACGGCACAATCGAACTACAGATTGTGACAGGTCTACAGGCGTTGAGCAGAGATTCAGACCTACAGAAGCTTATGCAGATGGGTGAGATGGTGAGAAACCTACCACCCGAAGCACAGCAGACCTTCAAGTGGGACGCATACGCCTCGCAGCTAGTAACTGCGCTTGGCTTTGATTCCCGTCAGTGGGTAAAGACCGCTGAAGAGATGAAGGAAGAGCAGAACGAAATGGCACAACAGCAAGCACAGATGCAGACGCAGCAGGGCACGACCCAAGCTGTCGGTCAGAGCATGGCAAAGGCGGCAGGATCTGCTGCCGAGACGGCTCTACAGACCCCCGAAGCACAGGCTCAGGCTATGCAGATCCTTCAGCGAGGAATGGGAGGAGGACAGTAATGGCTATTAGAGGACTAGAACACCCCGAAATCAATCCCATTCGATCAGCTACTTTCTATGTGTCGTCAACTACTATTACCCTAAAGGTAAACCGAACCCAGTATGTGGGTCGTTTTAGTAGCTATGCTGACGCAGAAGAAGCTCTAACCAACTTGCTGACGATGCACGATGGGCGTGGTGCTTTGTGGACAGATCGCCTAATCGGCATCAACAAGGAGATCATCTATATTGACTCCTCCACCAGCACACCAACAGCTATCAACTGGACCGACATTCTTGCAGATCCAGGCGCTGCATCTTTCTCGTCTACACAAGGACAAGTAACAACAGCCACCGTACCTGTGTTGTTCACAATAACAAAGGCAAACGAGCTTGTTGATCTCTATGTCAAGGTATCATCCACCACCATTGCGGCTAACGCCACAGTGTCTCCACAAGTTGATGGATATACCCAAGTCAGAAACAATGGCAGCATTATTGTGCAGCCAAACTACTATGTAAGATTCAAATGCAACAAGGACATTCCAGATTCGGAAGCTTCTTGGGCAACCCTTACAACAGGAATCACGGTACAAAGGGCTGGAGCTACCTTTGATACCTTCAACATCCAGTTCCAAAACACCGTACTAGGATAAAACATGTCAGAACAACCAACGACTCCCCCCGTGGAACAATCAGCGGTTGCATCAGATCCTGTCGTGGCAAGAGAAGCCAAGGCGTTTGAGACCCATGTGACACAGAACAACATCGCCGTACCAGAGAACTTCAACTCTGTCGGTGATTGGTTCAATGCACTAAAGTCCGCGCAGGGCGCTTACACTCAAGCCAGACAGGAAATCGCGCAACTCAAGAAACAAATCGCACCGACCCCAGCAGTCGAGACCGCAACTCCAGAGCAACCAAAGGCAGAACCCGTGCCTGTGATTCCAGAGCAACTGCGTATTCCTGACAAGCCAAAGGAGGTTGTGCCAGATGTTTCGCAAGCCGCACAAGTTCAGTTGACCAAGGAAGAGTGGACCAAATACTCCACAGAGGTTGCCGTCACGGGTTCGTTGTCAGACGAATCACGCGCCGCAATCAAGGACAAACTAAAGGTACCAGACTTCGTGGTCGATGACTTCATGCAGGGACAGAAGGCTCGCTTGCAGAATGCGTACAGTGAGGCAGCAGATAGAGTAGGTGGCAAGGATACCCTTGCTCGCGTATTCGACTGGGCTAGCAAGAACATCCCAATGGACGAGCAGCTCAACATCAATGCCGCATTGGCAACACCTTCATGGGAAGTGACACTACTGGGGCTAAAGGCGAAGTACGATGCTTCGCAAGCCTCAAAGGTCACGGCAAAGGAACCCGCCAAGTCCACAACGGACAAGGTCGGTGTGGTGGGTACACAGGTAAACAACCTACCATACACCTCAAAGGCGGAGTTCTACAAGGAGAGATCGGACCCGAGATTTGCCTCCGATCCAAAATACCGAGCAGCCGTAGAACTACGGATGTCTCAAACCAACTTCAACATCCTTCGATAAAGGAATCTAAATCATGTCATATTCAGCTAACTCTGGCGACTTGACCGCAAGCATGATCGGTATGCGTACCGACACCGCTACATGGGCATCAGGTCCAGTTGCTGGTGCAAACAAGCTCTGGCTTTCAATCTGGAGCGGCGAGACCATTCATGCGTACGACGAGTATTGCATGTTTGAGTCGCTCGTAACCTCAAAGACCATCTCAAGCGGCGTTGCGATGGAGTTCCCCATCACTGGCACCGTTGCTCTCAAGACCTCTTGGGAAGCGGGTATGGAGCTTGTCGGCGGCGACACCTCATCCAACACCATCGCCATCAAGCTTGACAAGCGTCCCATCGCGGCGCACTTTGAGCTTGACAATGTCGACCTCATGCAGACCCAGTGGGAGTTCCGTTCGGAGCTTGCCCGTCAGGCTGGTCTCACTCTCGCCAACGCCCGTGATAAGCAGATCGCTGCTTACATTGCGCGCGCTGGTGCAGAGGATCTCACCTATAGCGGCAACACCACCACTGGTGCGCCCAGCTCAAGCATTGACCCACGCGGTATTTCGTGCGGTCCTGTCTTCATCACCACGACCTTCAAGAACCTTGGCGCGACCATCAACACTTCAGCCACCACCGCACAGCGCACTGCCGCTGCCCTCGATGCCCTCAAGGCTTGCGAGGACTTTGTCGTGTGGCTCCAGCAGATCAACGCGCCAACTGATGGCGTGTACCTCGCCGTGACCCCACGCGCGTTCCAGGACATCCGCGCCCTTGGCGTTGCCCGCAGCGGCGACACCAACTACTCCAGCGGTGCTAGCATGGCTATTACCATGCAGCCCATGTTCGGCGGTTCTGCCGAAGCGGGTGGTCTCGGTGCGGCGTTCTCGCAGGGTCTCAACAAGCTCTCTGACTCCCTTGAGTACATGGGTGTCAGAATCATCAAGAGCAACCACCTTCCCGTTGGCGACTGGGACACCACCGCCAACAATGTCGGTGAGGCTCGTTACAACCTCGCGTTCGATGACGCGGGTATCGTCGGTCTTCTCTTCCAGAAGGGCTGCGTTGCCTCGCTCAAGCTACAGGGTCTCAAGGTCGACACCGTTGACGATGTCCGTCGCAACACGACCTTCACCGTTGCTAGCATGATGGCTGGCACTGGCGTACTCCGTCCAGAGTGCGCGGCTCTTCTCATCGGTCAGACCGCAACCAACACCGATGCCAACACGACCTGGGGACAGGGTGCTGGCTTCCTCTTCGACTCTTCGAACGCAATCTTCTCTCAAGTCGATGCGGCGAATGTCGGTGGCTCTGAAGCCTCATACGCTCGTAACGAGGTTCGCGTTTGCCTCGGCGGCAACTTCAGCCGCGAGTTCGTACCCACTGCCTCTGCTGCCTTCCCCTACGCATAATCCGTAGGAGTGTTCGTGATCTTCTTTGTATAAGATTGACAAGGACTTCTAAAGGCAGAAGGGATACAGTGATCCAAAATCTCTTCGGTATGCGTCTACGCATATCGTCGTACAGCCCCTCCACTCATAACTGGGTGGAGGGGTTTTTTTCGTTATCCCCAACAGAAAGGAAAACATCTATGGGATATTTGTCAAAGTTAGACGCGGTCAATATGATGATGTTGTCCGCTGGGGAAAGCCTTGTAGCCGACCTTGAAGAAGCATCAGGAATCGACACAGGCATTGCCGAGTTTCTACTGGAGCAGGTCTCTCTAGACTACCAGCTCCGTGGACTTGCGGAGAATAAGATCACAAGACTAATCGAGCCGAACACAGATGGCTTGATTCTGCTAGGCTACCCCAACAACGACTACACAGGGATTCTTGAAGCATCCCTATCATCAGCTCATTACAATGACGATGGCTTTCTAATCAAAGCCAAGGTCACAGAAACCAACCCCCCACGCCTGTACAACATTACCGATCAGACGGATGTGTGGGATGCAACCGAAGACCACTATGTGACCATCGTGTCGATGATCAAGTGGGAACAACTAGATACGGTGCATCAGAGGGCAATCCTCACAACCGCCATGCGTAAGTATCAGATGCTTATTCAAGGCGATAGACAGGCAGACGCTGTGCTGGCACAGGACGAGATGCTGAACCGCATCAAGTCACGGGCAAGCAACATTTCAGATCAGGGTAGAAACATTCTTTCGGATAAGAATGCCGTCTACCGAAAAGGAACCAACTACAACGCAAACAGATACTGGAGCTTCTGATGGCTGAAAAAGACATCATTCCAATCTACTCGCTATCGGGTGGAGTATCTCGGCAACCAGACTCAAAGCGAACACCCTATCAAGCGGAGAATCTAGACAACTGCATGATCTCTGTCGAGAGGTCTGCGGAGAAGAGACCTGGATTTTCCGTCCTGTCGGGTGTCGGGGAGGTGAACCTATCCTTCCTTCCACCAACTATGGATCCGCACTTTACATGGTACCAGCTGGATCGTCAGAACCGTTATCTGATCATCATTGATCGTAACGCCACTGGCAATCTAGACACGATCATGTATGTGATCAAGGTGACAGAGACTGGTTGGACCAACCTTACACCCGAATCACAGTGGGATCCAGAAGATCCCGCCCTTCAGTGGGATGGACTAGAGGCAATCACAGACCAAGACATTCGTCATACCATCTTCCAGTATGCGCTGGACTATGTGAGTGATGACGATATCCTCACCAGATACAACTTCATCAAGAGCAGGGGGCTTGTCGACATCGACACACGCGGCTATCTTTGCTATGATGAAGGCAACACAAGAGAGATCCTCAAGTCTCTTCAGATCGGACCAAACATCTACTATCTGAACACCAAGGCATACGCTGGATTCACCAGCGGTCTTGATGGTCAGGAGACTGGACTGAACGGAAAGAGCATCGGAACCACCGACACGGTCGGCGGAAAGATCACCTATTACACCGCAACCACCATTGTCAAGACCAGTGATGGGCGAATGTACGCTCACGGTTATTCTCCCCGAGAAGGCGAAACACTAGATCCGTCGTGGGAAGAGAAGTTCATTCCAGTCGAGGATTATGTGTATGGCGACTTTGAGAAGCCTTGGCTTGGACAGTCGGTAGCCAACTTTGGCAACCTACGCTTTCCACCAGACACCAACGACTTTGTCGCCAACAACACCAACCTGACTACGGGTGACGACTCCGCTCGGCTTATGCTGGCGGAATACTACGATCCCGACTCTCCCTACTATGATGAGATTGCCGAAACCAATCCAGTAGATGGCAGAGGAAAGATCTACTACTGCGATGCTCCGTACCTGTCGCTTGACGCTGGTTACTACAGGATCATCTCATTCCCCGAAGGAACAACCAACACCGATGAGGGGTTGGATGGCATGGGCAAGCCATATACGCAGAAGGTTCGTACTCCCGACTACTGCTCCGTCATTGACGCAAAGAGAATGCCCCAACTTCTGTCGTATGCCAACGGTATATTCCGTCTTGGCAAGATCGACTGGGAGCCACGAACAGTCGGAACTCGGGAAACAAACCCAGGACCGTCCCCATTCCTCGACGGCGATCTGAATGCACGGCATGTGCAGATCACCGCTATCAGCAACTTCAGAGATCGTTTGATCATGTCGGTTGGTGATGTGGTGTTCACAAGTCAGTTAGGTGTATTCACCGATCTGTGGATCAAGGATCCCAGCAATGTTGTTACTTCCGATCCCATCGACATTCGTGCATCCTCGGCTACCTACGCCGAGATTACCTCGATGCTGCCATACAATCAGTACCTGTTCATCAACACCAAGGGTGGTGTGCAGTTTGAACTAAAGGGAGACAACAATCTGATCTCCCCACTGACGGCAGAAATCTCAAGCACGACCTTCTACAGCACAGCTGATCTGGTGGATCCCCAGCAAATGGGCAGCCAGATCTTCTTCCTAGACAAGCAGCGGCTGTACATCTACCTAAACCAAGACGCGCGTGAGTTCAACACAGCAGTAGACCTATCATCTACGGTTCGTGGCTATTTGCCCACCAACTATCAGGATGTAACCGTAGGCGTGGCTCAGAACTATCTCATCTGTGTGGATGAGGATAACAAGAACCACCTCTATATCTACTGCAACCGTTTCGACGGAAAGGAACTCCTTCAGTCTGCGTTCTGGAGATACATCCTCGCGGACAACGAGGCTGTGTACGGATGCAAGGCGTGGGACAACTACCTGTACTGCGTCGTCAAGAAGGAGGATAGAGTGTGGAACCTCACCAACACCCTGCTTGAGCAGGAATCTCTATCAGTACCTCGGCTGGACAGCAGATCGCTGTTTACCATCACCGACATGAACACAGGATGCGTAGGCGTCGAATCCACCCTTGCAGTTCCATATCTGCTTGGCGACGATTGTTATGTGGTTCTGACCGACGACTTCAATGATGCTGGCATCTACAAGGCATCAAGTGTCGTCAAGAACGAGAACACGACAACCGTGGTGGTCCCAGGAATCGACCTGACAGAGCATGTCGGCAAGAGTATCTGGATTGGCTCATCATACAGCATGGTGATCGAGCTATCGCAACTGTATTCACGCAGACAAGACAACAACATCCTTGAGGGCACTGTCAACCTAAAGACCTTGCTTATCAGGCATGTCAACACGGGGTCATATCGCGTCGAGGTAACTCGTCGTGGACGACCCGACAAGCTGGTGTCCGAGTTCTCGGCAACAAATCTTGAGGATGAACTGGATCTGGAAACAGACGGTAAGTTCATAGCCAAGATCTTTGGTGTTGCAGACGAAGTGACAATCCAAATCATCAATGATACCGTAACTCCCTGCAACATCACGCAGATGGAGGCACGGGCAATCTTCAACAGAAACACAAGAGCAATGCGCTAATGGCAACAAATCAAACAACAGTTACTGTGTCACTTGACACAACCTATGCGCTGCCCCTTTCCTACTCCAGCCTTACAATGGTTGACGGTGTCGATCACCAAGAACAACTCCTGATCTTCCGCAATGACATTGAGGAGATCTATGGTTCGCCCCTATCCCTTCGGGAGTATAGAGGACTTGGTCAGATTTCTTCGTCGTGGCTAACGCTGGACGACACCAACAGGGAAATCACGGCAGTAACAATCCCCGTCTCGGCAACATTCACAATGGACGATGCCTCGGTCGTTGCGTTTCCACCAATGGAAGCAAACGAAGACATCACCATCCTGCGTCTCAATGTCCTCTCACAACCCTATGTGACTTGGACTACGGGTGCGCGGATTACAGCCGACCAACTCAACCTCACCACCAATCACCTTCTTGGTCTAATCCAAGAGGTCACAGACAAGGCAAACAGAGCTATTCTTCGTGAAGATGCCGATGTCTTCCTCAATCCCGTGTCTGACGATCTTGACATGGATTCGCACAAGATCACCAACCTTGGCTTGGCAACCGACGATGGCGATGCCGCATCCAAGGCTTATGTGACAGCTGCCATTGCCGCCCTCATGGGTGCAGCCAACGGCATCGCCACCTTGGGCAGCGATGGCAAGCTGACTTCCTCGCAGGCTCCAGGATCGCTTGGTGCAACTCCTGGTGTCTTCTTCTCCCAAGCAACGAAGCCAACCCGCACAACAGCGGCAGATGGTTTGTTTGCTTGGGGATCGCAGTGGTACAACACGACCAACGGTAGGCTTTATGTCTACATTTCGGACGATAGGTACAGCACCAATCCAGCAACAAACGGAGAGATCGGCTACTGGGTCGATGTCTCTGCGCCACTATAAGGAACACACATGGCAATCAACTTTCCTAACAGTCCTTCAGACGGCGCAACGCACACAGAAGGAACCATCGACTGGGTCTACAGCCTAGCTAATAACAGCTGGACTGTAACCTCGGGTGGTTCTGAAGGCGTGGAGAACGCCACCGACCACGATAAGGAAGTGGTCATCCTAACCAGACAGTCCTCAAAGAACCTACTTACCACGGCGGTAGGTCTGCTCTTTGACAAGACCAACAGAACCCTGACACTAAAGGGTGCGCTATCTCAAACCGCCAACATGGTTGAGATTCAGAACAGCGTTGGAACCGTACTGAACTCCTTCAATGAAAGAGGAGTTCTTGACAAGGCTGGTCGCATCTACTACCAGTCAAGCACCCCAGCCCCTAACGCCGCAGACACTGGACTTCTGTGGTTCAACACCACCGACTCCAACCTGTATGTCTGGAATGGAACTTCGTGGGCTGTTGCTTCTGGTGGCGTAACGCTATCAGGTTCGCAGACCATCTCTGGTGCAAAGACCTTCAGCACAGACATCACGCTGTCGTCGTCCGCCCGAATCAAGGGATCGGGAACAAGCAAGTCCCTGATTTTCCAGCCAACCTCAAGCATTGGCGTTCCAACCACGCAGCTTACACTAACGGATACAACAGCCGTAGTTGCTGGTGAGCTGGACTTCTCTGCTGTTGGTACCACCGCACAAGGTGTGGTTGTCTGCATTGAAGGCGATCAAACGGTCAATGGCAAGAAGACCTTCTCGGATAGCATTATTGCCCACAGCGGAATCATCACCTCTACCTCAACGGTGGGTGATGGGTCGTCCGACAACATCGTCCTCAAGCCGAACCTCTCAACCAGCGGTAGAGCCATCACGATCTACAACAACGCCAACTCCGTCAACGGCATCTCCATTCGACCAAAGAACGGAGCCTCTGTCGGCAGTCTTGCGATTGACGGCAATACCGCCATCACTGGCAACCTTTCTGTTACTGGTTCAATCGCCTCTTCGACTCCGATCACTGTACAGAGTACGGCTATTGGTTCATGGAAGTCATCCAGCGGAAGTGCCAACGCATACAACCTCGACTTCTGCCCGACCTCGCTTGGACAGCTTTCGTTCACCGCGCTGTTTTCGGGAACCAGAACCGTGACGATTACCAACACATCGTCCACCTCATCGGTTACTTTCTACTTCCGTAGAGAACAACTGAACACCAACACAAACCTTCTATTTACAGTCCACCGCGTAACGCTAGAGGCAAGCGGCGAAATCACCATTGCCGCAGTTGCTGGTACGGCAACAGGAACTGGGTATACCTATACTCCAGTTACTGGAGGCTACTATAGCTCTGGCTACAGCCAGTCAACTGCCAATCAGCCCATCGTCTGGACGGTAAGCTTGGGTAACTAACATGACACCAGAAATCGTTACGCACCCGTTGACAGTCGAACAGCTTCTTCTAGTTATCAGCGTTCTTTTTGTTCCCGCAGGAGGTGGAGTGTACTGGCTAGCGAGCAAGATTTCCTCACTGGAGGCAGAAGTCAGGTCAATCACAAGCATCAAGCATTTGGAGCATGAGCATATCATCGAGAGGGTGGCGCGCGTGGAGAAATCTATTCACGATGTCAAGAACACCCTACAGATGGTTGAACTCAAGCTTGCTGAACTCGGACTCAAAGATGAAAAGCACAATCACTAACATCTGTTTGCTGGCGTTGCTTCTCTCTTGTTCATCCGTCGAAAAGATCCAACGAAACACCTCGGACATCCAACAACTGGCTCAAACAACCAAGGAGCATTTCGAGAAAATCAATGAAGCAGCAGCAGCCACACCGCCACGAATCGAAGAGATCAAGAGTCGATCCAATCAAGGGATTTCGGCAACGACCGATATCGTTGAGAAAGCCAAAGTGGTTGTCGCAGCAACCTCGGGTGTCAAGGATGTAGTTCCTTGGTGGGCGGATCTGTTGTCTATTGCCGCAATGGCGGCGGTGGTCATCGGCATCTGCGTCATTCTCTGGCAGACTGGTCTAGGTCTTGTTGTCAAGAAGCTGGTCGGTCACATCCCAGAAGCGTCTCATCAGACGGCAAAGATGCTGGACGAATCCCTACAGGATCCGTCTAAACTTCGGGAATCCGTGGCAGCTCTTCGGGCAAAAGATCCCGCACTAGACGCCGCATTCAAGAAGAGGAAGAAGGATGCCAAACTACAAGAGACAAGTACCCCCACAACATGACTGCTGTCGCGGTGGGGTGGCACGAATGTACCTCAACGCGACTGGTCAAATCGTCATCGAATATGCGTCAGGCAATATCGTCACGGTAGGTAGCGCGATTACGCCAAGCCCATCGGATGAGCTTGACGGCGGCTTCGCTGGCAGCGTACTTACCATTGAGATTGATGCTGGCGATGCATCGACCGTAGCCACTGGCGACGAGTACGATGCTGGCGGCGCATTCCTAACACTGTAACGGAGCAACAATGCCTTATGATGTAATCAAAATCAGAAGGGATAGTCTTGCCAACTGGACATCGGTCAACCCCACACCCGCGCTTGGAGAGATCACATACGATGTGACAAGCAAGCAGATTCGGGTGGGTGACGGAACAACCCCTTGGCTGGACCTTTCAGCAGTCGGCAATACAGTTGCCGATGGAGATAAAGGAGAGATCGTCGTATCTAGCGGAGGGGCAACTTGGGAACTTGATGCCTCTGTCTGGACGATCATCAACAACAAGCTAGATTCTGGTCCGCTTGATGGTGGCACTGCCACCACAATGGACCAACAACTCCAGATTAGGCGCGGCACAGGCGCAAGCTGGGTGGGTGTGGTGCTAGCCGATGGAGAACTCGGTTGGGACATCACACACCAAATCATGAAGATTGGAGACGGTGCTTCGGTATGGCTTGACCTTCCCGAAGTCGGTGCTGCCTCCATTGTCTCAACATCCATCACAGCCCTAAACGATGTCAACTATCCCAGCGGTCTTCCAACCACTGGACAGGTTCTGACATACAACGGGACAACCACTCAATGGGAACCAGCAGACTCAACAGGCGGTTCGCCCAGCCTTGCTGGCTTGACGGATGTATCCCTGACAAGCCCCATGAGCGGAGAGATCCTCCAGTTTGATGGGGCTAACTGGGTGAACATGGAGAACAGCGGCAGTGGTCTAGGGGTTACAACTGGAACCAAGAACATGATCACTGTTATCAACGCGGAAGACGATTGGCAAATCTCCGACGATGTGATCAAGCAGCAGCATCTAGATCTAGACCCGCCAACGGAACCACAACATGCAGCCACCAAGACCTATGTCGACTTCAGTGTCGGCTTGGGTGCTGCGTACATTGATGAACGCATTGGTGTAGCTGATGGGTTTGCTGGTCTAAACGAAAACGCCAAGATTGAACCCGACACAATCGAGTTCAACTCTACGAACGGTGCTGTTCCATTCCTCAAGAACGGAACTGGTGTGGCTGAAAAGCTCACCATGTACAACAACAAAATCTCACCCCACCAGAGCAGGAATGTCAAGTCTTCCATTGACAACATCTTCCTGTATACCGATGGCACCAACCTCGGTGACTTTGTGTTTTCTTATGGCATTCCTGGAGGTGGTGGAGGGAACAACGGAGACATGGAGCTGAATGGCAGCAATGTTCTCCTAAAGACAGAAAACCTACTCAAGGGATCTGCTAGACTTCGTAACGCAGACATCCACTATGGTGGTGTCAATGGTCTTGTATTCCCCTTTGATAGGACAAGAAAGCACTTCCAGACCATCGTCAAGTGGGACGGTGGCGGTGATACTGGTTGCACCGCGTATGTTGGCTTCAGCGCCACACACTCGACTGGTGCCAACTGCCTATGCGCCTTCGTAAACAATGGCGAAGATAACTGGATTATCCGCATTTACGACGGAGTTGCCGTAGACATCACCGTTGACTCTGGCATTCCCATCAGCGAGTTGACCGAGTTGGCAATCAAGCACGATGGTTCCACCATCGACTTTGCGCTGTATGAGCGAGCTGTTCACGGAACAACCCCAGACACCTATACCAGCCTGTATATCTACACGCTGGATGGTACTGAAGACACCTCCACCAGTTGCTATGCAGCTTGTGAGGCTCGTTCCCGTACGCTGCTATCGCCCGTACGCACCCTGACCGTTGGTGAAACATTCTTCTACCACTGGCAGAGAGATGCCATTGTAGACGCATCGGTAGACAATCTACAAGATCAGATTGATGCCATCTCCTTTCCAGCAACTACAGCCTTTAGCGAGACGCTGCTTGATGACACATCAGCAGCAGAAGCAAGAACTACGCTTGGATTGGGTTCGCTTGCTACGGCTTCGACCATTACCAGTGCCGACATCACAGATGGAACAGTCACTGGTACGGATATTGCAGCTGCTACCATCACTGGTAGTAACATTGCATCTCTTACCATCACTAATGGTAACATTGCAAATCTCACGATTGCAAACAACAAGCTGCAACCAATCGTCTTCAACACGAAGATCTATCCAATCGAAGTAGCAAACCAGTTCTGGGCTTCGGATCATTCGGATGGAACAACCTATGTTGCGAAGACCCTAGATCAAAGCGTCTTTGATTGGACAAACCCAACCATCACACTCAAGGACGGGTCAATCCCCTTGTCAAAGATCTATGGGCTTGGTTCTACGATTGGACATGTTCCTTCGTGGACGGGCACTGAATGGGCATCAGGAGCAATCCCAACCCACTCACATGCAGCTTCGGCTATCTCATCTGGAACGGTGGATACGGCACGACTCGGGTCTGGTTCAGCAAGTTCTTCAACCTTCCTTCGGGGAGACCAAGCATGGTCAGCTATTGTAGCTGGCGACATTTCTAGCGGTACTGTAGATACAGCCAGACTTGGGTCTGGTTCGGCAAGTGCTTCGACATATCTTCGGGGAGACCAGACATGGGCTACCCCGACCGTCTATGCCCCGACCAACGCAACCTACATTGTGCAGACCGCCGACAGCACCCTCACGAATGAGCAAGCACTATCGTCCCTATCCACAGGCATTGTCAAGGTAACGACAGGAACTGGTGTCCTATCCACGGCTACTGGTTCCGATCTACCGTCGCATACTCACGCGATTGGCGACCTATCCGACTTCAACACCTCCAGCCTCACGGTTGGTCAGGACTTGCGGTGGGATGGCACGGACTATGTCAACTGGTACTCGGGTACGGCTCACGCACCATTCACGCCGCTGACGGGATCCTATGTGTGTGGACTTCCCAACCACCTCTCATTGGGTACGGGAGCAACGGTGGCTGGCAAGATTCGGTTCTATCCAATCAGCTTCGCCCGTCCTACCCCAGTAACAACCATGACTGTTCAAGTGACAACCAGCGCAGCCAGCAGCGAACATCAAGCTGCGATCTACGCATCGGACATCACGGGATGGGCTACAGGAACACCAGTGATTCAAATGATCACGGGTACGGATGTCTTCAACACCTCCGCTACAGGAGCCAAGACATTCACACTGCCCTCGACATACACCTTTAGACCTGGAATGACCTACTGGGTCGCTTTACGGGCTAATGGCTCTGGCACAGCAACCTTCCGAGCTGGTGCATCCACCAACATGTATTCACTTGGACAGAATACCGCATTTGGCGGTCAGTCCTACAACTATGCCGAACGGACTCACAGCTACAGCACCACTGGAGCATACCCAAATATGACCTCCAGCCCGATCCTTACCTCGGAGTTCGTCAACGGCAACACTCCAGCAATCTTCTTCACGGTCGCATAAGGAGCATACATGAAGAATCCATTCTTTAAGGTCGATAGACGACCTTGCGTTCACATCGCTAATGGTATCTCCTTTGGCGGCACGGATGTTCGCTGGGGTACCCCACCAACCTACGGCTACAGAACAATCAACCTTGCCGATGGATCAAGACTTCCTGGCATCGGCACATACGAAGCCGTGGGGTTTCAAGAGATCATCCGCACGATGCAATACAACTGGGAGCGCGGCTTTCGGCGGTTCATGCTGAATACCCCCATTGGATCCATCTCGGTGAACGACGCACTATTCCCCGCATACGGGGGCATTCACTCGGCTGCGAAGGCGAAGTCGCAGCTACGGCACTGGGATGGTGCGCGTTTTCCCAATCCGTACTACGCCAACTGGACTTCGCTGGCAAATGGTGATCCACTGCCAACCTACTCAACCAACATGTCAGATCCCTATAATACACTGCCATACCTAGACTATGGCAGAGTAAACGAGATGTTTGTCCATCTGCGGATGTGGCTCGCATCGAGTTCGGCTTTGGGATATGATAAGGCACTCGACGGGGTCACAACGATCGGAGACAAAAGAGGCGATACCGAAATCTACATCTACACGGGTTTTGGTATTCCAACCTACAACAACTATCCCAGCTACGATGCCAACTATGTGGCGATCTTGGGAGATGAAACCAACGACGACTTCTGCAATAAGGTGTCTGGCACTGGCTTTCAGTTCCCAGACCCAGACCACAACGAAAGCCACGCCGCCTACCTCACGGATGAGTGGTCAAAGGTTATTCCGTGGGGCATTAGTGGCATTGGTCAGGATGTAGGTGTATGGGGCTTCAACTGGCGCAAGGGCAACTGGGTCTATATCGACCAAGCCGACGCTGATGCGGTTCCCAACTACAACGCCAAGATGACCAACATGAGAAAGTGGTTTGAGAATCTGTATCAGTCGATTCCAACTGGAAACGGAGTGAACGATCGCTACAGCCTCAATGACAACTTCTCGTACTTCCTAGAGGGTCACCCCTGGGATTGGCATATAAAGACCAACATCTCCAGACCTGATCTTCCCTACCCAGTTGCTGGAACGAAGGAGGCTATGGGTCTACTGTCTCCGCTTTCCTACAATGGCGATAGCGGTAGCGAGTACATCGGCGATTGGCAGCACTATACCAAGTATCTCCAGCTTGAACAAGGTGTCAAGACCTTTGTCAATGGAGAGTTCACTGGTGGTGCGGAAGGCTTCAACGGGGCTGACCCCAACGGTATGTGGCAGTTCGATCCCGAAAGCACGGAGATCCACATGGTCATCACCGACCTTGGACGCCCATACACCGAAGCCACAAACGACTTCTATCAGGCAGTCTCAACTAGCATGCCTGATCCAGAAGTCGACATCCTCATCGACCAGACGGTTGACTACTGGATGGACTACATGAACAGAGGTTATGTCTATCAACCGTCAATCTATCCGTGGGAATACCTCTTCACACGGGAAATCAACAAACGGGTCATGCTAGAACTTGGTTACTGGGATGACACCTACACCAACGACCCATAAGGAAAACACATGCTCGCAAGCATCGAATCATTCATCGGTTCTCTGTGGTTCGCAGCCCTCGCACTAGTGGTGGGCTACGCCGCAGGACACATCGTTCCAATCAAGAAGCTTATCAAGCTTGTCTTCAACAAGGACATCTGACATGGCAAAGCCAAATAAGCCAGCTGCACCCAAGGTCTGCAAGAAGTGCGGCATGAAGAAGTGCAAGTGCTGACATGAACGACATCAGCACACTCAAGGAACTACTGATCGACTGTCTAGTCGAAGACCTCATGGATCCCGAGAAGCGATCCCCAGGTCTATATCAGGTGGTTGCAAGGGTGATCGCAGACAACAAGAGTGCGGAGGCGGAGGCAATCCGTTCCCCCACCCTTGAGAACCTTGCGCCATTCAAGCTTCTCAAGAAAGCTTGAGAACTATCTCCACATAGACTTGCCCTAACGGGCATGGGAGATATACGCTAGCCGCACACAGGAGAGATCCTGTGTGGCATTACGGCTGCCATCCATCGGGCAATCATGCGCCGAAGGAATCGCTACGCCTCCCAAGGCTGATGGGTCTTGGGAGGATTTACGAAAGGAGGTACTATGAATGTACCCGAAGAAGTGATTGAAGACTTCAGAAATCATCTGTTCTTCTCGTTCAAGTACCTTGGACTAGGAGAACCGTCGCCGTTGCAGTATGCAATCGCGGCTAGAATCCAACATGGACCACGCGACTTCCAGCTACAGGCTGGTCGAGGAGCTGGTAAATCCACCATCATGGCTTGCTTTGCAAGCTGGCTGTTGCTCAAGGATCCCGATGCAACGATCATGGTGGTGTCAGCGGGATCAGACAAGGCAATCAAGTTCATCTCACAGGTACGGCAGATCATCGGATCAATCCCGTACATGGAGAATATGATCCCACGGGAGTGGGACAAGGACAACGCCTTTGGCTTCAATGTAGCCAACAGGGGCAAGGTAGGTCAGGACATGTCCTGCTACGCCAAGGGTGTGACTGGTCAGTTGACTGGTTCACACGCCGACTACATCCTGCTGGACGACATTGAGATTGAGAAGAACTCCGACACCCCAGCCGCCAGATCAAGGCTGCTGGATCGGTTGACGGAACTTGAACAGATCAGAAACCCCGTGCCCCAAGGCAGAATCATCTTCCTCGGGACATACCAAAGCACGGACTCGATCTACCTACGGCTACCGTATCCGATCATCAAGTTCCCTGCGGTAATGCCAGACCCAGACATCGAGACGCAGATGCAGTTCGTGGATGAGTATATCACCAGCCTCGACATTGACCCTGGCAAGTCAGTGGATGCGGGACGGTTCCCGCAGCATGTGCTTGACGATAGGTTGGCAAAGATCGGACCACGGCACTTTGCACTGCACTATCTACTGGATCCCTCGCTCTCGGATGCAAACAAGTATCCGCTGCGGCTAGAGGATCTGATTGTGATGGATTGCAGTCCAGAGCTGTTCCCAGAGAAGGTTGTCTGGGGTAGGGGAACGGCACTAAAGCTGCCCACATACGGACTGAACAACGACTTTCTGTATCCCCCGATGTGGAAAGCTCCGACAATGATTCCGTATACGGAAACCTGTCTGTTTGTCGACCCCTCTGGTAGAGGTGCCGACGAGACGGCGGTAGTCGTATGCTCCTTCGTGAACGGCTATGTGGTTGTTCATGCCCTGTGTGGGCTTGAGGGTGGCTATGACGATGTCACCCTGATGAAGATTGCCAAGATGGCTAATGCCTACAAGGTCAAGCGGATCTTGGTTGAAGCCAACTATGGTGATGGCATGTTTGCCTCTCTATTGAGACCAATCGTAGCTGCTGCCTGTAGGCAAGTGGCTATTGATGAGTTCAAGGTAAGCGGAAACAAGGAACGAAGAATCCTAGATACACTGGAACCCGTGATGTCACAGCACCGCTTGGTGTTCGACACCTCGGTCCTCAAGGACAAGGAAAACCAAATCCAGATCACAAGGATGCAGGACAAGCGTGGCGCACTCAAGCACGATGACCGCATTGACATCCTCGCCTCTGCTGTAAAGCAGTGGGCAGATATGCTTACCCTAAACCCCGACTCATTGATAGAGTCCAACAAAATCAAACAACACGCAGAGACAGTCAAGGATTGGCTCGGCAATAAACGAATGAATGTGCTGATGGGTGACCGCTATTATGGTCAGCCCTCACTAACAAACAGTCCACCGCAGCGACATCGCTCCGTCTTGGACAGATTAAAAAGGAGATAACATGCCCTTTGTCATTGGCGGTTTGATGGCAGCTTCAGCCATCGCTGGCGGCATTGGATCGGCAGGGCAAAACAAAGCCCAAGCCATCCAAGCGCAGATGCAGCAGGATCAGCAGAACTTCCTCGGGAAGATGCAGAACGAAGCACAGAATAGAAATATACTTCGGCAATGGGAAGCGCAGTACCACGCCAACAAAGCCCTAGAGAGGGGCGCACTCACGCAAGCCGTAGCCCAAAGCTTCTACGGTCGTGAGAACTACAAGAACCAGACAACCCTGTTGTCGAGGGAGACCTCAAAGACCAACGCCGCGTTTCTATCGAAGGCATCGGCTAGCGGTATCTCCGTCAACTCGGCATCGGCGCGAGCCATGCTACGGAACTCCATGTCGGATGCAGCAGCCCAGTCACGGGCTATGCGGATCGGCTACGAGAACCAGAATAGGGACATCGAAACAAACTACCGCAACATCCTCGGTCAGCGCAATCTGAATGCTCCAGAGCTACAGAACTTCGTCGCTGGCAAGGCAATCGTTGCGGACTCATCCTCATCCATCATGACTACGGCAATGGTGACTGGACTCATCAACGGCGTTTCTGGTGGCATCGGCGCGTACAATCAGGCTGGTGGCAACATGAGCAACACCTTTAGCGGTAAGCTGCTACACCTATGATGGATCCACAGAAACTACAAAAGCTGTTCCAGCTGGCGGGAGGCAGACAAACCACCCCAGATGCACAGCCAACCAAGAGAAAGTACGACAAGGCAAAGGCAAGCAAGAAGCTGTCATCCTTCCGTGGTGCTTACAAGGATCCAGTACAGGCGTGGGTGAAGTGGGCTGCGGAACACCGCAAGGACATTACACCCGACACCGCCAACGAGGCATGGGATCATGCGGAACAAGAGTTTCCTGGGTCTCCAGCGAACGCTCGCAAGGCTATTGCGAGCCAGTTGGATAGTGAGATTACCTCGCAGGATCCAACCGTCAGGGAGTCACAGCTCCGCAGCACGATGGTCAATGCACCCGACTGGTACAACCAGCAGAAGGAACCAGAACTTCGCATGAATGCGATGACCTCTGCCAACCAGAACATGATCAAGACGAAGCAAGTATATGTTGCTTCGCTCAAGGAGAAGCTCAAGAAGTTCGACTTCACCCAGCTTGATCCATCCATTCCTGCGGATGTCCACGCAGAAGAGGCGGCTATCCTAGAGGCAATCGGAAAGCTGGATACGGCACAGATCGTCAACGGCAGATTCGCCGCGCTTGACGACAACGGAGCCGTGAAGCCAGCCTTCGTGTTTGAGCAGGAGTCGCGTCAGTCTGGCATCCTAGAGGATCCAGAGATGAAGCTTGTCATGGACAAGGCGTTGCCTATCCTCCAGTCGGTGATCGCCCCTGCCATGCAGGAGACGAACGACATGACGGGTATGCAGAACAGAGCAGCGGCTGGCACAGCCCTACAAGCCCTCGGTGCGGGAGAAGTCCCCACGGAGGAGTGGGGTGACCAGATGGCTCTACTAAACCAGAATCAGGCGGGAGCAATCGACAAGGGCATCGAAGGCATCGTGGCGAAGAACCCCAGCATGGGGGACGAAGAAGCCATGCGCCATGCCCTTGACATCCACCAGAACTACGGAGGAATGATTGAGTAAGTTCGACATCAAGGGACCAGAGCAGTTCCTTCAACCACAAAAACCAACGGTCTATCAGGAAGCGAAGACAACCATCGTTCCTAATCAGATCACAGTCAGTCAGACAGGACTGAACATCGGAGAGGTAGGCAAGGCTGTAGCCAACCTCGGCATCGCCTACACGGAGATGTACAACAAGGATCTATACCAGCGCAAGCAAGCTGCCGTCGACATGGAGCTGGAGATCATGCAGCAGAATGTCAAGTCGCAGACCAGCGAAGGAAAGATCGACGCAGCAAACGAAGAAGTAAAGAAATCAGGGGAACGGCTTGCCAAGGTACTTGGCTACGATGCCACCGACCCAAAGGCAGAGATGCCAACTGGTCTGTACGGTCAGCTTCACACGGCAGTGCAGAAGGCAATGACCAGTGCAAACTACGACATCGCGGCAGCGACTCGGATCAATAAGGCTGACATCGAAGCAACCAACTTCGATATCAAGATGACCGAACGCGACATTGCCGCCGCCTCTAGGCAGCAGACACCAGCCCTTGCCATCGAAGACCTACAGGCAAAGATCAACGACATCGACACCTTCCTAAAGGCTCGCTTTCCCAATGGAGGCGATCCAGAGCAGATGAACCCAAACGAGCGAAAGCTATGGGCTTCGGCTCAACATGAAAAGGTTTCAGCTCTGAATGGAATCGCAAAGCTCCAGGATGATATGGCTCGGACTGAATCAGCTAGGGCAACCGCCGCTGAAAAGGGACGGGCTTACGATCCAGACGAAATGCGGAGCGGCACCCGTATCCTACGAAACAAGGCAGAAGTCTTCAAGGCTACTACGACTGCCACGATGGATGAGTTTGATCGAAGGGGTTTAAAGGCAGATAGCGTCTACTCCGAGCTTCCCCCAGCAGTGGCGGGGGCGGTAGCTGAAGCCAGCAAGGGGTTGAGCGAGCTGAAGTACGACTACTATCAAATCGCCACAGAGCAGTACGCAAGAATGCTTACGCGAGAGGGTTGGAGTCAGCAGGATATCCAGAGAGTGTTTGAACAACCCTATGGAATCGACCCAGAGTGGTTCATGAGCGAGGACTTCCTGCACTTTGTAGGTAGGGATCCAGACTTGAATCAAGTCGCCTTCACCGATCTAGCAGACGCAAAGAAAGCAATAGACGAAGCGAACAACACCGTCATTGGCAAGATCTCCGCCACTCACACAAAGCTGCTGGATAACGCCCAACAGGAGCGAAAGAGGCAAGCTACGGTAGCTCTACAGGAGTTTGAAAGCGCCGCCAAGGCACTCAAGGCAGAGTACACTACGGCTACCGACGCCCAAAAGAATGTGATTGGCGATCAGCTCTTTGCTCTTCGGATGCAACTAGAGGACCGCATCACTGCCCTGATGGCACCAGTCGAACCCATGTTTGAAGACCTATCCACCAGTCAGATCGACTGGGAGACGGGTGAGAGCTTTATCCAGACGAAAATCGGATACAATCCACGGTACTCGTTTGAGTACAATGGCATCATGTCGAGCGCAATCAAGGATAGAAACCCCCGCTTTGTGAACGAACACAGCGAGATGACCGATCTACTCAAGAAGGCTGACGGGAGTCTTGCGGAGGTAGGCTACTGGATCGCAAGAACCGACCAAGGCGTAGCCCAGCGTGATGCGAGAGCATCGGCGCGATTGCAGAAGATCGCGCTCAAGGCAGAGGCAGAGCGTCGGGAGGAGAATGAATATCTTGTCAGTTCCATCAACGGAGATGGCAGACCAAGCTCATTGTCTCCCGAAAGGCGGCGCAAGGCTGTACTTAATCTGCTGTCGCAAGAAACGGGACTTCCGCTGTTCGACGCACAGGGCAATGCAACCCCAGCCAGAGACTTCCTTGCAGCTTACAGGCAGGAGCAAGAGAAAAGAAACGCACAGAACGCGGCTGGAGGCAAGGTTGAAAACCTTCGTCCCCTGACCCTAGCTCTGTTGAATGACTCGGGACTCCTTGAGGAAACTATAGCTGATGTCTTCAACAGAAACGGGAAGATAGGCTGTGACGAACTGATGGTAAATC